GTCCGGGGTCCACCTGAGCTTGATGTCGACGGCATCAGGACGTCCAGCACGTTCAAGATGTCTACTGTCGGCAAACGGCTCATCGCCGCGCTTGAGTAGGCACTTGAGCAAGGCATCAGGACCACTAAGATTACTCTTAGGAATCCTGCTACAAATAACATAAGCCTTGACTAGAGGCTTATGCAAATGCGGACATTCTCGTTGGGTTTCATAACCCAAGTAAGAATGCCTGCCCAACCCCGGAGACGATTCATGAACATTTGGAAAAGGAATAACATCCCTCAACCATTTATCCATGAAGTCGGCGGCATGCCAGATCCCAGCGAAATACAACTGGTTTCTAAGGCTAACCGCCGATACAATCTCCGGAACCTGCTCACGTTTGGAAGGAAGCATACGTCTGACTTTTACGACAGTGATGTCGTAGCCGTCAAAGTAATCTCCTCCACAAGATTCTCTGAACTTTCCAGTCCAGAAACTCTTGTTTCGATTGACCTTCATGCCAAAGGCATCAAGGACGGAACAAACGTGGCGCACGTATTCTACGGGGACGACAATGTCGTCTCCATAGATGCGTACTTGACCGCGGAAAGCATGTATGCTTTCTGCGGTCAACTGGATACATTGCTCCTTCTCTATCCCAAGGAAAACCATGGTTAAGAACACCATGGCCTCCAGTGGAAAGGTTAGAGCTGAACCCATAGACGCGTACTTGAACATGGTTTGAACACCATGCCCAGGTACTTCAGCCTTGGTTGATCTACAGGCAAATACTGCTCGGCGAAGCCAAGCATAATCTGCAAGTAGAGCTTCTACATGCTGAATGGAAACACGGTCGGAAGCTTCACTCAAATCGAGTGTAGCCAGATCGCCCTGTTTAGAACCTTGCTTAGCAAGAGCTCTATTAACAGATTGATCTGTGAATCCGATAAAGGAACCGAGGAAGTTGTCATCTTCCTCAATTCCTTTCACAAATTCAGCCATTATTCCCTGTTGTACATATTGCATGTACGAGGGTTCAATGGCTATAATTCGT